CCAAAGCACCTTCCCAAATAATAGGTAAACCAGCTACCGCTCCGAAAAGGCTTGTCTTTACGTTTTCTAACATTTCTTTCATAAAATTTATATTTAACTTGTTACATAAACCGCCACGACACTTGTGCCGTTGAGCGAAGAACCTAAATTTATAACTGGACCAGCACTAATAGTATAGTTGTAATACCATTTGCCACCATATCCAATAGCCACAAGTTTGTATGTAAGAGGATCACGAGCCGTGATTGTACCACCAGCAACCGTGTAAGTATCAACCGTAGTAATCTCGGTAAAAGGACCAGTACCTTGTAAAGTATAAGAGTATTGACCAAAGTTATTAACATTTGAGTCAATGGACAAACTTGTTATTACACAATTAAATTTAAATACTTTATAATTATTTTGAGCATCAATTATGTCCAAATACCCTATATAAGTCACATCGGTAGACTCAATAAATGGTTCAAAAAATGTGATGGGTTGCATATTACTCTCGGACAATTTAACCAATCCATTACCACTAATTGTGTAAGTTTTTCTACCTTTAATGTATTGCCTATAAGCACTATTAACCTTTGGTGCTAATTCAATTGTCTCGGCACTTATGGTAAGGTTAGCATCCTTCGAACAAGCAAAAGGGTAAACTCCACCACTTTCATTTGTGAGTGCTAAAATTAAACCTTCCGCTTTTACTATGTCAGCCATTATTTATATATATATTTATCGTTATATGTATCGTAATTTAAAGTATTTGGCACGGAATAATTATTGACTTGAAAACTACCACTTGTAAATTGAATGCTATCCAATGTCTTTCCTACCTCCGTTGCACTAAAAGTAATTTCAAAAGTATCATTAGGATTAATTGTTATACTTCCCGTTGGTGATAAGTTAAATGTAAATGGTTGAGGATTTACATTGACTGGGTATGTTTGAGTTTTTATTGTAGTACCATTTTGCTTTACCAAGAAGCTTGTTTGGACTGGAAATGCACCAGTCGTTTGAATGATATTACCACTAAGTGATATTACAATCGCATTAGTAATTGTTTGCGCTCCTTTGTAGATAATCTTATTGTCACCAGTGGTAACAAAATCAGTATTAGATCCAGTTAAAAATGGTACGGATTGGCTACCAACATAAGTGCCAGTCTTTACCGATGCACTAAATGACCTTGTAATCGCAGCACTACCATCTCTTGCATTATCCCAAACCTCCTCTAAAGTAGCAGTCCAAGTAGCACTTGCAAAATCCATCTCTTTAAGATTAGCTATGTAATAAACCTTATTAGGATCATCATCCATAAACTTTATAGTATTAATGAGACCAATAGGTACTCTTAAAGTATCAACCCAAGTTAACCCATAAAAATTAGCATCAATCTTATTCCTATTATATCTATTGTGAGACCAATGAGCAATTGCATTTTGTTTTCTAAAAGCTTGTCTCTCTCCACTATATCTAAGCCTAAACCAGTTATTATCGGTTGGTGTAAGAGGTGATTTTATTTGAACTACACCACCAACAATCTCACTTTCAAATATACAACCCCTATATGCTTGTGTTAATTGGTCATCAAAGTAAGTTGTGTTACGAGCCTTTTCAAGAGCCGTATTGCTTTTAGTAAAAGTTGCCTCTACCTTTTGTAAACCAAGTTCAAATTGGTCAAAACGATTATAAACCGAAAAGTCAAAATTCTTAATTCTCATCACTTGACCTAATACTTGTGTTGCTGGTTCAACATCACAAACAAAATAAAAATATAATTGACCATTATTTGGTAATGGGTCGGATTCAATTTCTAATGTATTCCACTCGACTTCATTTATATTCTCTGCACTACCATAATTTATGAACATAGGTACTGCCGCTGGTGAACCACTCCATTGACCATCACTAACAAGGAAATAATTACCAGTACCAGTAACTAATTTTGCATAAGCCACTCTTGTAGGATATATCGTTGCCGAGCCTGGGAATGCATCACTAAATTGCACCTCAAATGATAATCTAAGTCTTTCACCAGCATATACATTTATAGGCTCAGATTCTATCATATAATCTTGTGGAGAGACAAGAGTTAAATCTTGAGGAATAACTACATAATTATCTATTATAGGACCAGAGACTGAGGTGTAATCTTCATTACGATAAAAACTCACCGCCGTTACTGGTGTATTAGATATTGGGTCACCTTTAATAAATGTCCAATTATCAACCTCATATTGTTTGAGTGTTGGTTGCTCTAATATTAAAGCACCTCTAACAAAAGAACTATTATTTATTACCTCTACAAATCTTTCATAATTAAACTCTACAATATCTTGATTTGTTAATCTCTTAATAAACCTCAACATTTGTGGTGAGATAGGCTTAATATCATAATTAACACCAACTTGCAAATCAAATCTTTTATTATAGGTTGTTGGCGCACTTGGAGGTGTGTCAACAAATAATACTTTAAGATTTGTAGCCGATGAGCAATATAACTCCTCAATCCTCATTATATTCCAAAACCCACGATACATAAATATCGTTTGGTTGAATGAAGTATTTATTTTTTCTAATACATTATATGAACTCTCATACACACTTGGCTCGGTTTCAAAAGTCTTTGGATCTATATAAGCTTGGTTGAGTGATATATTAGGATAAGTAGTACTCATACTATCGTGGTACAAGTTATTTATTACTTGGTACTTATCCCATCCAAGAGCAGTGCCCCCAGTGGCATATTGTACCATATCAATAATCTTTTGCTTTGCGGTAACTTCAACTCCACTATTACTAAACAATATATCTTTTAGTTTTCCAAATCCATCCGTTGCCGTGATAGTGATTATGTGATTTTGGTCTTGCCACTCCTCACGATAGTCGGATTGCATCACATAACCAGTCCAATAAACCTCACCTAAATTATAATAATAAAAATATACTTGTATGTCGGTATCACTTGTAGCCAAAAAGTTCTCAAGAGTAACCCCAGTTGAACTTGCAAGAATTTCTATCTCGGCAAGTTGCGCTCTTATTGGTTTAAATATATTATCCTCGGTGTTAAATTCTTTTAGTACGAATGGTCTTGCCCCAGCCGTTAGATTAGTAACCGCACCAGTATATCCTTCGTAGTATAGAGATACTCTACCTATATAACCCTCAAGGCTATAAAATTCAATTCTATATTTTTCTTGTTTAGCCAACTCTATTTATTGTTCCATTTGTTCTATTCAATACACCCACCAAATCACTACCACGTTGTGTGAATACTACTTGACCAGCTAATTGCATTCCACCACCACTTAGATTAGCTAAGTTTGGTTGACCACCTCCACCACCTTTACCAATATTAAAACCTAATGCCCCAGTTATACCAGATAAAAGTGTTTTACCAATTCCTCCACCAGCAGCACTAAACCCTGGGATTAATAACGAAGCTAATAAAGTTACTATACCAGTAGCAATTATCTTTGCAACAATTTGACTTATTGCTTTTAAGATTGATTGTGCAAATTCTTTAAATGCAAACTTTCCAGTGTTAATAAAATTCTCAAATAATGTCTCTAATGGAGAGAAGAAAGTGCCATTAATTAAATCATAAGCAGCACTTAAATTTGCTGCTTCTTTTAATCTTGCCAATTCATTATTTGCCGCTCTAACACTTGACAAAAATTTCTCATTGTTAAAACTTGGTACAATACCAGATATTTGTGTAGGTAAAGTTATACCAGCTTCTCTTTCACCTTTCCTTCTTTCTTTGGTGATTGCCCTTAAACCTTCGAGTTCAGTTTTATTTACTTCTGCTTGTTGCCTAATTTTATTTTTAGCATTGTATAAATTATCAACTCGAATTTGCTCTTGTTGTAATTCTAACTCTTTTTTTCTTTGTTCTAATATTTTTTTTCGTGTTGCTATTTTTTTAGCATCTTCCGCTTCTTTTTTCTTTTTATCCTCTAATGCTTTATTAGCCGCATCAATTGGTGCTTGAATTTGATTTTGTAGTGTAATGCTTTTATCAAGTTCTACATTATATAAAGCAATTTCTTTTCTTAAATCCTCTACAACTTTACTTTGTTCATCAAATGCTTCTTTTGCTGCATCTATTTCGCTTGTATCTACTATTTCAGCTTTACCCCGTGTTACTATTGGTTTTCTTCTTGCATCTTCTAATGCAGTTTGTAACTTAGCTTGTAGGGCAACCGCCTTTGCAAGTTGCACACTTGCATCACCTATTGCACTTTCAAACCCTTTACTAACCGCAGCTTGTCTTACACTTGCTATGTAAGTGTCAATAGCCGTTTTTAAATCTTCAAACTTTGTTTTCTCTAAATCAAGATTGCCAAAATACTCTTTGTTAATATCTTTTAAATCATTAAGAGCAGAGTTTCTCTCATTATAAGAACGTGTTTGATCTAATACAATAGATGATAAACTTCTTATCTTGGAAATCGCTCCTTCGGTAGTTGCAATCTCCTCTTGTGTAATTTCTACACTTGTCCTTTTCTCCTCGTTGTATTTACCAAGTTCTTTATTAAAATCAAGTATCTCTTTACTATACGCACTTTGCTTTGTAAATATTGCGTCTAAAGCAGCACCAAATGACCCATATTTTTGTATAAGTACAGTAAATGCAGAAATAGCAGCACCAATAGCAAATGTCACACCAGCTGGTCCAATTAATGACGCACCTATAGCCTTTAGAGCATTGGTTGCGCCACCACTTTGCTTACTTAAATTACCAAGCTGATCAAATAAAATTGGTAAGTTGTTCTGAATAGCTATAAATCCAAATGGAGCATCTCTTGCTACTTGACCAAGAGCATTTAATGAAGCCGCTCCATCATTAACCGTTTTAGGTAACTTACTTAAACCTTGAGAACGAAGATTGACAAGACTATCTTGCAAGTCTGCTATGTACTTATTTGTTTGTACGATAGCATCCCCAGTCTTTGTCTTTAATTCGGTTTGTACTTTCTTGAGTTCGCGCTCAACATCAGTAATTGATTTTGTGAACCCAGAGACATCAGCGCCAACCCGAAATATAAATTCTTCATTCATTTTCTTAACCTTTTGAATATTTCTCTTGCCTCACTATCACTAATGCCTCCTTGCGATTGCTCATCCCCTGGTAAACTCCACAAAGCCTCTGGAGTTTTTGGTGCGCTCTTTGGATCACCCATTAAGCGCACCATTGTAAACATCAAAAGTCTTGTTTGCCTATAAGTGTCGACCTTCTTTTCCTCGTGTCCTTTTATCATTAGGGACAAATGCCTTGGACTCATATCAAAGAAATCACGAGGCAAAAGACACAATTCACCAAAGGCAAATGCTTCTATTTCTTCCCACGAGATGTCTTTTTTTTTGGTTGGTCAACAACATCTAAAGCAGTTTGGATATATTGGTTATTTGTCCAAATTTCAATAACGCTCTTAATTTGAGTCATTACCTCCTCATTTGTCAAATTCATTTCAATCCAATCAACAACCTCCTCAAACTTTATTGTAGGCTCAACATCCTTTACCAAGCAATTATTAAAATAACCACTATAAATAATGTGAGCAAGACCAATCTCATTTAAGTCTCCACCTTGATACGACTTGCCCTCAACAAGCTTGTCTTGTAAGTATCTAAATGAAGCCATACCAAATTTAAGTCCGACCTTTTGGTCGTTAATAGTAATAGAAGTATAATTCATAAGTTAAATTAAGCTGAAATATCTAAAGCACCATTTGATTGGATTGTGCCAGAGAAATTGATAAACTCAGTAGTTGATTGATTCATAGTTAGGTCGGTGATATAACCCATAAATTGGTGATAATACACTGTACCTACTGATGAACCACTCACAGTTGGGTTTTGAACTCTAACACTAATTTGTGTCTTGTTTACCATTGCACTCAATAAATCTTCATAAGATACTTGAGAAATGCTTGGAGCAGTCTCACAAATTGCATCAAAATCCACACTCATTTGTGGAGCAGATGGTGATGTGAACGCACCACAATTGGTTTGCTCGGTTGTAGCATCCATAGTTGTATTAACTGAAGATGTACGCAAACAAACAAGACTCTTGTAAGATGTGCCACCAGCTACATCGATTTCAACGTCTTGTAATGATCCTAAAATTTGTCCCATTTTACTTTTATTTTTGGTTAACTAAATTGCTAATTGTTATTATTTTCCTTGCTATAAAATTGTCCCCATTAACTACTGGCAAGTAAGTACTTAATGTCCTAGCGGTTGGGAATACCTCAAAATTAGCATCATCAAAACCATCAACTTGTGTGTCTGGTATTAAGATGTTAACTATTTGAGATGCGATATTATCAACGATGCTATTGTCATAAATTCGATATTGTTCACTATTTATCTCAATAACTACATCAACTACATTCCCAAAGCTATTATTAGTATTAGAAGCCACCTCGGTTATAGAACTAATGATAACATAATTTTGTGGCATTGTCCTAAATGGGTTTTGCCCATACACTGGCACATCTTTGCCATTGTAAGACAAATTGCCATTTAAGGCATTCACATAAATCGTTCTCACATTATTACTACAATCAAGCATTTTTACTTCTTATTATCTTTATTGCCTCCTCCTTAAACTTAGGATAATAGGCAAGAATAGATGGTCTCATATATGGTCTCGCTGGTAAGTTAACTTGTTTTATACCCCTACCTTTAAATTTACTCGCAAGTGCGCTCCATTCATTATTCTCAGGTGGTATAAAACCAGTACCAGTCCCAAACTCAACGTAAGCAGCATATTTAGTTTGAGCAACCAAGTAGTAAGAAAGAAATTGGTCTTTCTTTAGTGATATTGAGTTTCGTAGTCTACCAGTATCTACCGCAACTAAATTCTTAGCACTTGTAGCCATTAATTCACCAGTTGCAGCAAGTTCACGATCAAGTAAAGCGGCAGTGCCATTTACTTTCTCTTTATAGCGATTGAGCAACCTTTGAAATGCCGCATCACTAACTTGTATGTTTATTCCTTTTGCCACTATATTACAACCGCCTTATATTGGTGATAATTAAGTCCATCCCAATAAGGATATTGTGATATTGATGAAGCTGGATCTGCATTCATATTCTTACCTCTATTTTGATAAGACCAAGCAACAAGAGTTAAAATATCACTAACCAAATCTAATGGTAAAGTGCCATAACCAGCTTGATACTTTATATCATAATAGCCTTGAGAATATAACCATACTTTACCACCTATCACCTCATAATCCTCATTTACGGTGAGTGTATCACTCATATTAATGCCCGTTTTCATCACAACCTCATCAACACAATTAAGTGGAGAGTAAGGCAAGTCTACCATCCAAACATTTGGCACGGTGCCAGTGAGTTGAATGTTTGCTCTTATTAGCTTATTTGTCAAAGACCTACCAGTTAATAACTCAAGATGCTTTCTTGCACTTGAGATTAAATTATCAATCAAAGAATCATCTGAGGTATAATCTATCCTCATCCAATTCTTTGCATCCGTTCTACTTACTGGCTCAACCACCGCGTCAGCTAAAATGGTTATCCCGTTTATATATATTGCCATTACTTGTAATATTTATCAACCATTTCTCTGAGCCAGAGTTCAAATTCATCAAGTGCTTTTCTTGGGTCGTGGTCTTTCGCTCTTTTTCTTGCTCTCCTTGAGGCTTCGGCATACGCCTTTTTCTCATCCAATTTTGTAATTGCTTCAACCCAGCTTTTAGTGTCATTTCGATCTTTTATATAAATTCCAGCATATCCACAATTCTCAACCAACCCATCTGCATTACTACAAATCACTGGAATTCCATTACACATAGCCTCCGTAGCAGTTCTCCCCCACGATTCATAGTCACTTGGCATCAACAAGATTCTTGTAACACCATATATAGGCTTAATATCTGCCGTATTTGGCACTATTTTAACGTTTGGAAGGTTTGGTGTCACTTGCTCATCATAACTGCCCAAAACGCCTAAAAATCGCTTATTTGGCAATGCCCTTGCTATGCTTTCAAATATCTTACCGCCTTTATTCTCGTTTAAGTTTATAAGTGTAATATATTCGTTATCCTCTGGGTCTTTACCTAAGTCGTAAGTACGATAATCAACGGGAGGCGTTATTGTAAAGTTATCCCATTTGTAGTTTAATTTCCTCTTAATCCATAATGAGTTATAGACAATGTGTTGTGGAAATCGTGCATTTTCAATCTCTGGGTACTTATGGCTATTATGTATTAAATGAAATACTGGTTTTTTATATAATGATGCAGCACCAATTGTCCATTGTGTATAATCTAAATGTGTAAAAACACAATGAGACCATCTAAATAAATTCTCAATCACATTTGGATTTGGTGGAAATACATCCACCCCATCAAAACAATAATTATTTTTTATTTTATAATGGTTAGCTTGATGTAATAAAACCCTAACATTATGCCCTTTAGCCATCAAGTCTTTTGCCATATTGTGAGCCATCCATTCAGCACCACAATTATGAACTGGAGGATATAAGTGTATGCTAAAAAGTATATTCATATATAATATCAGCTTCTAAGAAAACAATATTACTTGGATTAGTTTTATCTTGAAAATATAT